ACGTCCTGTAATCGATGCCAGGCCAAATATAATGCAGTCTTCCACTTCTCCATGATGAGATTTAAGATCGTAGAGATACTCTCTCCTGATCTGTGCATAAGTCACAGGAATGTTTGCATTTAAATAGGCCATGGCAGCTCATAAATTAATTAGTAACTAAATGTACTATTATAATTATAGCAACTATAACTACAGCTGTAGCCTTTTTGTTGCCAATAGCTAATTTCCATATTCTCTTAGCTTCTTTTGTAACTTTTTCCATAGTTCCCTCCATTTTTTAAAAGAAGTTTTCATTTACTTCATTTTCTTTACCTATACTACCCCAATTTGATCCATTTTCATAGTCTACTTTATTAGGTATTTCAAGGGGTACTGCGTTCTCCATTATATCTATAATTTTTTCACTTTGAGCTTCATTTTTAACTGAAATATCTAATTCATCATGTAGTTGAATCATTGGAGTTATTCCTTCTTCGTGTAGATTAATCATTGCTTGCTTTGTCATATCAGCAGCAGATCCTTGTATGAGTTTATTTAAAGCTTTATAAGTAAAAGCTCTTTTAATATTTCCTATACCAATTTCATCACAAGCTTGCTGAAACGTAAGAGGTTTATGCATACCAAATTGGTTTGGCTCCCACATATCAAATCTACACGCTCTCCCTAACAAAGTTCTTACTCTTCCTTTCCTTTGAGCCCTATCCATGACACTCTTAATTAATTGTTTAACGAATGGAACTCTACTGTGATATTTTGTTAACAAACTCTTAGCCTCACTTGCATCATTTATACCTAGTTGAGTTTGAAGTTTCGCTTGACCCATTCCATAGAATAAACCAAGATTGATTGTCTTGGCATCACTTCTATCAATATCTGCTATATCAGCAACTATTTGGTGGAAGTCCTGGTCTCCAACTCTTTCCCCTGTTTTTTCATCACGTATACCGTCACGATACTGATCAGCAATTTCACCAACTCCAGTAATACCAGGAGTTCTTAATGCAAAGTGGACAACTAGTCTTGGTTCTTGTTGTGAGTAATCAAAACATCCCCATTCACAACCCTCTTCAGGTATAAATATAGATCTAATACCCATTCCTATGGGTGTATAGTTAGGAAGTTGTTGTAAATTTGGATGAGAATAACTTAACCTACCTGTTACCGTTCCTCCTTGGTCACCTTTTAATTGATGAATATCTGCATGGATTCTACCATTAACGACATAATTTTTTATAGATTCAAGGAAAGTGTTTTTTAATTTATCAGCTTGCCTTGCAGCTGCAATACTTCTAATGATAGGGTTGTTATGCTTGGATAAATAATTCTTAGTAAAAGAAGGAGAATTAGTTTTTTCAGTTCTTTCATATTTAATTCCTAAGTTATCACATATCTTAGCTATACTTTTAGCTGCCCATATCTCTGGAATTATCCCAGTTGCCTTCTTAACTCTTTCAATACAGCCTTGGTAAGTTGTGTTCAATTTTTTTTCTACAATATCCAGTTGGTCTAAATCTACTCTGACACCTTTCCATTTCATATCTACCAAACATGGAAAAACTCTTTGTTCTAATGAAACAATTGAATGTAGTTCCTGTTGTTCTATTTGCTTTTTTAATTCTTGCCATAAAGCTAGGGTTAATTCAGCATCTTTTTCAGCATATTCTCCTACATACATTGCAGGCAGTTTATACATTTCTGCTTTAGGGTCTAAACCCCATTCTTTTGCTGCAGCATTTAAAGCAGATTCATTTTTAGTCATCCCTGTATATTCTGCTCCAACTGAATTTAAATCATATCTAAATCTATTTTCGTTAACAAGAGAAGCTACTGTCATTGTGTCTACTACTGTTCCGTGGACCGTGAGCCCTAGTCTTTTAATCCAGAGTATATCATACATAGCATTGTGAAATATTTTGTCTGCAGGAGTCTTTAATACATCTGCAAACCAACCCAGAACCTGTTCACGATTCATATTGGGTCCTGTTTCATGGGCAATTGGATAATAGCCAGCAAAGTCTTTAACAGCTACTGCTATTCCTACTACATTCCCTATCCCTCTAACTGAAGCTGATCCTTTTGTTTTTAAATCTGGATCTTTTGTTTCAAAGTCAATTGCTATCTCATCATATTTTGATAAGTCTGGAAACTCTGTTGGTTCTACCCATTCAGTTTGCGCTGAAAATAAAGGCTTCTGTATCATTTAATTATCCCCCATGTATTTTTTGATTCTTTTTTTTCTTCTTTCACTTCTGCAGGATAGTCTCTATCAATAGCCATGTCAATATAATGTTTAGCTTTTAATAAATCTTCCTTCTGATTTTTTTGTTTATGGCGACATAAATATTTAATTGCATTTCCTTCGGCGAACGGAATATTATTTCTGTTAATAAATTCTGAAGGCTGAATAATCATGCTTCGATAGTGATCCCCTCCTACCTGTTTTTTGTATATTTCATCCTTCATCTTCTTCTCCATAAAGCTCCCTTTCCATTCTCATTATAAATCTATAAAATTCTTCTTCGCTCATCTTAAGTAATCAAAATTATTTTTATGTCCAAGAGTCATTATATATAATTCTTCTTTGGCTCTAGTTACTCCAACATAACAAGTTCTAAGTTCTTCATCTTCTTTTTCAATTATTCCACTTCTAAAATTATTGTAAGAAAATCCCCAGTTGCTATTTAAAATAACTTTGTCTTTTTCCATTCCTTTAACACCATGAATAGTAGATACAATTATATCTGTTTTTGATAGAGTAGAATCATTTTCATAACACGTTTTTAAATAATTATTAAAATCCTCGTCATCATCAAATATTGCATTGGGTTGAGTTTTGTCTTTTTTTCTCGTCGTGGTAAAATTAAATATTTCAAACCAAGGTTTGTTTATATCAGCCAGTATAAAATATTTTTCTTTCATATCTTTAAAATTAAAAAACATATTTTTATCTTTAAATTCTTCAGGGCAAGTATTTAAATCAGTGAGAGCTTCTTTTTTACCGTGTCTAACTAAACCCCTCTTAAAAAATTTTATAATTTCTATTAAATATTTTCCTTTAATACCGTGGCCATTCTGCAACATATCCCAGCTCTTCAGTATTTTTTGATATTTATCAGGGAAACTTGGCACAAAAGAGCCCATATGTTCTTGACTTTTAGACTTTTCTTTCCAGAGTAATCCTCTTTCTTTTAGATATATTACATAGGGTTTGCATTGAAGCCATCCTCTAGCACATAGAATTGCATTTGAGTTTACATTTAATATACCATCCATTTCTTCAGTGCTATAAAAAGAAGATACAATACCTTCAATATCTTTAGCTGGCTCATAGTTATTTCCTATTCTATTATTAATATCTCCCACTATTTCTTGTGCTAAATCATATACTTTGATAGGAAGCCTATGACTTTTAGGAAGTGTTTTTATATTTTCTTTTCTACAAGGCCATTTTTGAAAAATCTTTACATTAGAGCCTTTCCAACCATAGATAGCTTGGTCGTCATCTCCAACTAAATACATTTCTTCAGTTCTACGCCCTATTTTAGATATAACTTTCCATTCAAGAGGAGTTAGGTCTTGAACCTCATCTATCATAACTACTTTGTATTCTGGAAATGTAATATTATCTACTAGGACTTCCTCCAACATATCTTCAAAGTCAATCATATTATTATGTTTTTTAAAATTGGTATAATTCTTGAAACAATATTTAATTTCGTACTGCTGAATTTTAGCAAATTTATAATCTTTATGGTCCCCGTGAAATTTTAATATATCCTCTATAGATTTTTTTCTAGAATGTCTTGCAAAACCAATTAATTGAAATATCTCATGTAGCTTTTTATCTTCTTCGGCTGACCACATAGCAAATACATCATCCTCTTTATCTTTAGGTGTATCCAACATAACCCAGTTATCTGGATCAGTTTTTAATTTCTTTTTAAACTCTCTTTTTGCTCTAGAATTAAAAACATCTTTACCAGGTAATAAATCAAAGCAATATTTATGAATAGTTTTTATACTTTCTGCTTGTTTCTCTGTGAATTTTAAATCCTTAATAAATTTTTCCTGCAGCCTATCTTTAGTTGCTCTAGCAAAACCAATCATTAGAACTTGACTTGGTTGTAATCCAGCTTTAAAGTAATTACCTAAAATTTTCATTATTTCAGTAGTTTTTCCACATCCTGGGCCCCCAAGTATTTTATATCTTTGTTTATAAAATTTATCCATCAGTATGGAGCACTCTCTTCTTGACCAAAGTCAATATCTTCATGTTCTATTTCTTTATTTTTAAATTCTTCTATATCTAAAACATAAACCCATTTTTTTACATTCTCTTCTATATGAAACTTTTCTCTCCCTATCCCTTTCATTTTCTTAAGCATTTGATGCGTAATATCTTCCCCTGTAGACCAATCATTTGTTTTTAAATATTTATAAAAACCATTAAATATAAATCTCACTTTTCCTTCTTCAAAATAAGGTCTATTAAATAGTAACTGCTTCTTTTTAGTAGTTTGTCTTAAGTTAAAACAAAATGTCTCTAAATAAGATTTAAGTTGAACATTAGGTTGACTTTCTTCTGGGGCATCTATTGGCGTCGCTTTCTCCTGAAGTAGTCTAATTTGTTCATCCCAATTTTTTGTTTTCTTAGGGGTCTTTCCAGTTTGTTCTGTAGCTGCTTCTCTAGCTAAATCTTGTCTAAGTAATTCTTTAGAATAAAGTCTAACTTCATCTCCGTTAAAGCCAAGATACCAGATTTTTGGTGTAGATTTAACAAAAGAAAGAGGCCCTAAAACTGCTTCAGTTGTAGCTCCTCCACCTATACCAAATTTTCTTTTTATACATTCTTCTCTATTACAATAAGATTTCAACCAGTCTTGATCACATCTATATTTATAATCTCTTTTCTCTCTTGATCCTATAACATTTCCAACTTCATCATATCCCATACCTTTTCCAATAGGTTCAAAAAATTTTTCATTATACTTATGAGTTTGTTTTTTCCATTCCTCAGGATATCTTTGCTTAACATATCTTGTCATGTCTAAAAGAACTTCGTTTCTTTGACTTTTCTGTATTCCAAATTTTGCAAGAGCTTGCATACAAGGTGGTCCATCTTGAAACCAATCCCCTGAGTCGCCTTCGTCTATATTTGATTTTAGTTTCTTGAGTTGTCCTGGAGTCACTTTATTTCTTTCGTAGTGTTCAAAGAACTCTTCGATCGTGGCAGGACTGCCATCCTCCTTTATCATATACCGGACCGTTTTTTTAGCGTTATGATAAGGTAAGTTTATCCAACTTCCCGCAGATCCTTTATCTAAATTTAAATATTTTTGAACAGGAAATATTTTATCTGGCTTACAATCTCCAAATATATTTTTAATACTATGTAATTTTTCTCTCAACAGTAATGCTTTCACAGGTTCTGTTAGAAAAATATATAAATGGATTCCTCCACTTTTCGATTTAAAAGGTATAAATGGTACATTAATACTCTTTATTTTTTTGAATAATTCTTTTACATCTGGTTTGTAATCATCTAAGTCTATAGCACCCCAAAGACATGTACTATCACTTTTTATTGGACACAGACCTAAACTGTCTGCTTCCATAGTTTTATTTTTTGTTTTAACGGAAAATTTAGTTCCCTCCAGATGAGCTTTCCACATTTCATCTGTATGTGCATAAGAAGATGTAAAGGATATTCCAGATTTTTTACCATCACCATTAGTAGAATCTAGAACATGATACCCAAACCTTTCTTCCAATCCCGAAAATATTTTTTTAAATTTCTCAATCATATTAAAAAGTGGGCGTATCCACTCTCGCTTAGACGCCCACTACCTAGGATTCTTTTAGTATGGTGTATTAGAAGTTTCCTCAGATCCATGTTTAGCTTGAACTTCACCTTTTCCTACTTTTCCAGCGAAATTTTTAGCTATGTCATAGATTGATTTATCAGTTACAGGACCAGCTTTAGCTACATCCCATCCAAACCATGTTCCTTTGTCATTAGACATCTGAACAGTCTTTAGATTATAAATGTGGCTATATGTTGGCGGAGTAAATAATCCGTTTTTACCCTGCATCTTAATCCCCATCATCATTGAGTTCCATTTTCTACTCACTTTTAATTGAGTAGCTTTCATAGAAATCAAAGCTGTAGTTGGACTATTACCTAATAATATTACAAAGTGACTAGCAGTATTTTCCAAGTAATTACCATTTGGTAATCTATCCTTGTAAGATTTATCACGAGTAGTTGTACTAATGATATCACTGTCTGCTTCGTGAATTGCAACTGGAGCACCAGTGCTTTGTCCACGATCCTGCCACTCTATATATTGTCTTTTATAAAAAACTGGTATGACATTAATGTCATTATACAGTTCATTGGTAACAGTATTTATTATCTTGCCAGGTTCTGCGCCCTCGACATATTTTCCATGAGTTTTATTTACCTCTGGAGATAATTGTCCCAAAACTTTTAAGAAAGGTAACGCAAGATCTTCTTGCGATATGTTTTGAGTACCTTGATCTGCATCAGCTTCCATATCAAATGCTGCTAATGCTCCTTCTTTTTTTATTGCTACTTCGTTCATGTTTATTGTTTCCTTTTTATTGTAGTCTTATTTCCAACAAATATGTTGAAAAGTTCCGTTGGCATGTCTTTACCTGCCTCAGTACGCTCACGG